TGGTGCAGCGTTTTTGCCTGTACTTGAGGAAGTTTTGCCTTATATGCAAAAGTTTGCTGATTGGGCACAAAACAACCCAGAAGTGTTTACTCGAATTGCTATGACCATCGGCGCAATTGCCGCCGCCGTAGTTGCGTTAAACATTGCTTTGGCTACTAACCCTTTTATTTTGGCGACAGCCGCGGTAATCGGATTGGCTGTTGCGTTTAACAAACTTGTAGATGCAGCTGAGCGAATCAACAGCATTGGTGGTCTTGCAGCACGAATCCTTGGCGGACTAGCCATGCCAATCGTTGGCAACGTGGCAAACATCCTTGAAGGATTACCAAACTTGTCAAACCTCATTCCTGGCGGTACCGAGCCAACACGACCAACACCTGGACGCGGTGGCATTCCGCGCATGGCCGAGGGTGGAATTGTCAGCTCCCCTACTCTTGCCCTAATCGGCGAGTCCGGGCCAGAGGCCGTAATTCCCCTCGACCGCATGAATACTGGCGGGGGAGTGACCATCAACGTCACAGGCGGTCTTGCCACAAGCGCAGAGATCGGTGAGTCGGTCGTTAACGCTTTGCGCGCCTATTCGCGTTCCGCTGGGCCGTTGCAGTTACAGGTGGCCTAATGCCCGGCACAGCTGTCGTTGACTCGGGCAATTATGACTTGCAGATCGCTACGGGGTTTCAGGTTGACGCTTTTGTTCTTGATGACGCGCTAAAAGGCGTTTTAGATAACACCGAGTATGTGCTTGACGGCACGACTGAGTTTGCCAATGTGATGGACTCGACTGTCAGCATCAATGTGCGGCGCGGTCGCCGTGACGTGGGCGATCAGTTTAGCGCTGGCACAATGACATTTACCATCCAAGACGTGACAGGGGTTTTTAATCCGTTTGACCAAAACAGCCCGTACTACGACACACCACAAGCAAAGCCAGGGCTTGCACCATTGCGCGAAGTCCGACTAATCCGATACAGCTCAACCGATGTGCCCGAGTCAGTCTTTTCTGGTTTCGTTATCAATTATGACTACAACTTTGCGCTTGGCGGATTGGATAGCGTCACCGTGTATTGCGCTGACCAGTTCTATCTGCTCGCACAAACTTACTTAGACGAACTAAACGTCACGCCAGAAACATCAGGCGAACGCATAGAAACCGTTTTAGATCTGCCAGAAGTAGATTTCCCAGCAGGCGCTCGAAGCATCGCCACAGGCACCGTCAACCTAGGCCACGACAGCGACTACACCGTGCCGGCAGGAACAAACGTGCTGCAATACATAAGCCAAATAAACCAGACCGCCGAGTTTGGACGCTTGTTTATGTCAAGGGCTGGCGTGCTTACTTTCCAACCGCGCATTGGCAATACGTTAAGCGCGCCTGTCGCTGACTTCCATGATGACGGCACAGGATACAAGTTTGATGGCGTCGGCATTTCGTTTGAGGCTGACTCGGTAATCAACCGCGCGGTCGTTACAGGGCTTGACGGCAAAACCGCTACCGCTACCGATGCAGGGTCTATCGCAACTTATTTTATTCAGACAACAAGCATTACTAACAGCCTGCTACATGAGCAAACAAGCATTGATGACGCTGCCGACTACCTGCTTAACCCAGAGCCCGAACCGCGCTATACATCCGTGGCAACCAAATATCTGATGCTGACCACAGCCCAAAAAGACACCCTGGCAACCGTAGACATTGGCGACACAATCAGCGTAGAAAAGACGTTTTCTAGCGGTACTGGCACAACCCAGTTGGCGCAAGAGCTGTCAGTTGAGGGCATTGAGCATCGGCTGGATTTCAGCACAGGCCACAGCGTGCTTTACAGCACCGCGCCAACAACGATTGTGTTTGAGCTGATATTGGACGACGCCGTGTATGGCACACTCGACGCAGAGAATGTCTTAGGATAAGGAGCACTTATGGGAGTTAACGCACAAACATCAGTTCCAGCATTTACCGCAGGTCAGGTACTAACGGCTGCACAAATGACCGAAGTGAACACGGGTATTCCTGTATTTGCTACGACAACAACCCGTGACGCGGCTTTCGGTGGAACAGGCGAAAAGACACTTGCCGAGGGCCAATTTGCTTACATTGAAGCAAACGATGCAACACAGTATTACAACGGTTCAACATGGGTAACTTTGACAAGCCCGTTATCGCTTGTGATCGCTCAAACCATAGGCACAGGCGTTTCTACGGTGACAGTATCTGGCGCGTTTAACGGCACGTTTGAAAACTATTTAATTACCATGTCTAATTCGACATGGTCAGCACAAGATCAAGCAATCACGTTTGTTTTAGGTGCTTCAACCGCAAGTTACAATTCAAACTTGTTGATTAGCCGTTATGACACAGGCGCTGTAACAAACCTAAACAGAAATAACGCTGCAAGCGCATACGTTGGCGTAACGGACGTAAACAAAGCACAAAACTTTGCAATAAACGTATTCAGCCCACAGTTGAGCGCATACACAAACTGGTCTGGAACAAACAACGGTTATTTGTTTTCTGGTGTCTCTGGCGGTCATCATGCAGTAGCAACAAGTTATACCGCGTTTACAATTGCAGCGGCAGGCGGCGCAACAATGACCGGTGGAACTATTCGCGTATTCGGATACTCAAACAGTTAAGGCTTAAACATGACCTACCTAGTTCAAATAGACGATCTTGTGCGTGAAGCAACAAAAAACGAAACCGCAGCAATTGAAGCACAAATTGCAGACGCCGAAGCACAAGCGCAAGCCGACGCCGACAAAGCAAATCTTAAAGTTGCCACACTCGCCAAACTTGGACTTACTGCCGACGAAGTAGCCGCTTTACTGTCGTAATGCGATGGCGACCGTTGATCGGTTACGCGCTACTAGTTGTAGTGGTTGCGTGGGCGGTATCTAGTTGCGGTTATGACGGCTCATATCGCTACCCGTGCCAAGACCCAACAAATTGGGAAAAGCCTGAATGCGAACCACCGATCTGCAATCCATCTGGAACGTGTACAAGGGATTTGATTTATGAGACCACGCCTTAAACCCGAAGAGTTACACGCTCGACTAATCGTTGTTGTCGGCATCATTCTTGCCAGCGTGTTTGCAATTACCGTGCTTGGCTTTGTTTATGCGCTTATGTTCGTGACCCAGCCAATAGGCCACCAAAGCCCTAACGATTCTGCATTTATAGACCTGCTGTCAACCTTGACCGTGTTTATGACCGGCACGTTGTCAGGCTTAGTTGCCTCAAACGGACTAAAGTCAAAAGCAAAAGAAGGAGCCAAAGATGTTGAAGCCTAAAGACAAAGCCCTACTTGCCTCGTACGGTCGTTCGATGCTCGCCGCGGTCGTTGCGCTCGCAGTAACAGGCAACACCGACCCAGGCGCATTGTTAGCAGCTGCAATCGGCGCGGTCTGTCCAACAGCGTTGCGGTATTTCAACCCTAAAGACATGAAGTTTGGTCGTGGCAGTAGCAAAGGCTAAGGCTGGCGTCCCTAACGCTAGGGATTACATCGGCAACGCTGACGGCCCAGCAGCAGGCCCACGTGCCGGCATGAACGAGTTTATTAAACAGTTGATCCATCATTCTGGCGGCGCGGTCTGGAATAACGGCGCTTACGGGCGTAGGGACATGAAAGGAAAGCCAGGGTCTTTGTCGGTGCATGCAACAGGTCGCGCGGTGGACATGTCGTATCGAGGAAGCGCGCAAAAGCCACAAGCGTCACGCAAATCTGCTTTGCCGTTTGTAGAAAAGTTGTGCGCAAACGCCAACGAATTAGGCATCCAGATGGTGATTGATTATTTCCCTGCACCGCACGGTCGCGCATGGCGTTGCGATCGTCAAGCATGGAGCAAATACACCAAGCCAACAGTCAGCGGAGCACCTGGCGGAGACTGGTTTCACTTTGAGATTTCACCACAGGCCGCGGACTCGGTGATCTTCGTTAAAGCCGCATTCTTAAAGGTCTTTGGGGAAATCCCACCCAAGGCTTGATCTATGTTCTAGGGTCGGAGTACCGACAAAAGGACAGGCAATGACTGACCCACAGATCTTTGATTACAGCGTCTATACAGGAGTGATGGACAACGGCCAAGAAATCTTGGTTCAGATCTTTACTAACCCAGAATCGGGCAAGTTCCTAATGGGACAAATTGCATTCAGATCGGCAGCCTCATCGTGGGGCGTGCCCATACCTTTGGAGAAAAAATGAACTATTTAGCGGAAAAAATCATAGGGCTAGTGCTTTGTACGGTCTTTGGCGTTACGGCGCTCACAGGGGCTCCCAGCGCGTCTAGCGACCTCTCTAGCATCATGCCGTTAGCGCCTATAAGCGTCCAGCCGTACCTGATTGAGCCAACCACGACTACCAGCTCTACGGTTTACATTGACCCGTACACGTCGGCTTGTGAGCAATTCAGCGCACTTGCCATAAACCTCGGCTGGCCTGCCGATCAGCGCACCGTCCTCGAATCTGTGATGGCACGCGAAAGCGGTTGCCGACCAAACGCCCACAACAAAACACTTAACCGTGACAAATCACAAGACTGGGGTCTGTTGCAGATCAACGGTCGGTCATGGACAAAATGGCTACAAGGCAAAGGCATCATTACACAGGTAAAAGATCTGTTACACGCCGAGACTAACTTGCTCGCTGGATTAGAAATATACAACTACGGAGTCGAGCGCTACGGGTTCGGCTGGGGGCCATGGAGTGTGAAATGAGCGAAGGTGTTGCATGGAATCAAGGCGAACTATCAGAAGAAACCCGACGAATGGTAATGGAGCAAATGATGACAACTAAACACGACATGGCAATCTTTAATTTGATTAACGAAATTGCAGACATAAGCACTAATCCGCACGCAAGCATCATCCAACGTCTTAAAGGCATGAAGAACTCGTTGTCACTAGAAGAACCAATGCCATTGCATGATGTGACTACACTCGACTTAGCAATCAAAGCACTACAAGCACATTCCTAACCGACAAGGAGATTCCGACAATGAAAACCTGCACGATCTGCAAAGAACAAATTGCTTACCCTGAAATAACAGGCAAAACACATTTCGTCTGTGATGGCCGTGTGCCGGCACGAAAGAACGCCCCATTCATTGAGGGCATGTTGGCATCACAATCATCCGCTGATGCGCGTTGGACAAAACCTGAACAAAATCAAGTTGACGCTGCGATCTTGCACGTTGCGCGCACTAAAGGGTTCTTTACATCTGACGACATTTGGAAGCACCTAGGCGATCAGTTCCCAGTCACTAAGGGCATTGCTGGACGGCTTAATGCAGCTGCGCGTCGTGGTCTAATTCGCAACACAGGCGAACTGGCATACGCACAGCGCGGTGGCGCGCATGACCATGCACAACGTCTAAGCGTCTGGGCTGGCATCTGATGGGCTTTGATCTAAGCAACTACGAGACAGTCGAGCAACGCTTGGTGCGCTGGTGGGCTGCATATCCGAACGGGCGCGTTTACACGTGCATGATGAACTACACAGGCGATGCGTGCGTGTTCTACTGCGAACTGTACGCCGACAAGGACGACAAGGTGCCAGTTGCTACGGGCTATGCGGAAGAAATTAAAAGCGATCGTGGCGTCAATGCCACATCATTTGTGGAAAACTGTGAAACAAGCGCCATTGGTCGCGCTATTGCCAATTGCCCACTTCAAGCACCTGCGAGTGGCCCTAGGCCGTCACGCAATGAGATGCAAAAAGTTGAGCGCCTAACGACACCACCACAACCGCAAACGCACACACCCTCTGGTGCATTTGCTACGCCTAAACAGATTGGTTACATCAAAAAACTAGCTAAGGATGCCGGCATGGATGATCTTCGACTCTTGGAGTTAATCCAGCGTGAACTGAACAGCGATGAAGCGGTGTTAGAGCTATTGAAATCACATGAGGCAAGCAGAATCATTGAGGTGTTGAAATGACGTTGGATGAAATGATTAGCGCAATTGAACGCTTGCAAGTTGTCTATTCAGAGCTGCGCGATGAACAAGATAAAGCAAAGCAAAAGATTAGGTGGGCAATTAATCACTTTGCGGACAAGATTTGGTCGGAATCGTTGTGAAGTTAGACCCAAAGATCAGCGAAGCCGACTTTAAGGATGTTGTTATCAGCATTGCCAAGCGTTATGGCTGGTTGATTCACCATGACTTGCCGGCACAGAACAGTCGAGGGCGTTGGGCGACGCATGTGCAGGGTGATGTGGGGTTTCCTGACCTGTTCATGGTGCACCCATTCCAAGGTGGTCGGCCGTTAGTCATTGAACTGAAAGCAGAGAAGGGTAA